TTTACCTGCCTTGAAGGACTTCCAAACTACTCCAGAACAAGTAAGTATGGCTGCAGTGCAGGCCTCTCTCCTTTTTTTATACTGAGGCGGAGGCAGCAGGCCCCAGGCCCCCTCCAATCTTAGAAAAAAGATTTGCACACTTGCATGTAGGCATGTTAATAGTGAACCTGGCAATTTTCCTGGTCCTTGGCCTGCTGCCTAGACTGCTGGCAGGAAGTTAGGCACCAGGCCAGGTATCCAGGCGTTTTGCCAATCTCAGCAAGGCACTCTGCCAATGCCAGCAAGGCACTTTGCCAACGCACTGCAAGCATCATTAGTTCCCTCTAGAACAATGAGTCAAGATCTTGAGACAACACAGGAAGGGGCCGTCCCTAGTTTGTTATTGTGAGTGACCTGCCAGGCATAAGTTCACATGGGACCCGCCAGGCAGAAGCGCGGCCTAGCTGCTTGTAAGTAAACCTCTTTTTATATTTTAGAATGGGAGGCATCTTGTCTGCAATTGTGGATATGGTTCTTCTGGCCACTGAACTCAGCGCTGCAACTGGATTAGCTGTGGAGACCCTCCTAACTGGGGAGGCTTTGGCAGCTTTAGAAGCTGAAGTTACAAGCCTGATGACTATAGAGAGCCTATCAGGGGTGGAGGCATTAGCTCAGCTAGGGTGGACCACAGAACAGTTTAGCCAACTGAGTTACGTAGCTTCCACCTTTTCTTCTGTTGTTGGATATGGGGTCTTATTCCAAACAGTCAGTGGGATAAGTAGCCTTATCCAGGCAGGCATCAGGTTAGGATGGGAGGTGTCCCAGGTCAACAGGAACCAACTTCAGGCTGAATTGGAAAGAATCTTTGGAACTATCTCAAAATACTTGCATGTGAACCTCTCCCACCAACTTAACCCCTTAGATTGGTGTGGATCTATGCATGAAAACTTTCCTCCAGAGTTAGATCAGCTAGAAATCCCCCTAAAATCAATTTTTGGGCAGCTTTTGGAGCATGGGAGATGGGTAAATCAGAGAACTTTTACAGATGACCCTCAGCAAGAGAGTGGAGATATTATTGAGCTTTCTAAGGCTCCAGGGGGGGCTAATCAAAGAGTCTGTCCTGACTGGCTCCTTCATTTGATTTTAAGGTTAAATGGCGCCCCGGAAAAGGCCCCGCTGTGCTCCTCAATGTCCTCCTCCTAAGAAGTGTGTTCCTAAAACCTGCCCTGTTCCTACTCCGGTTCCTAGGCTTCTTATCAAAGGAGGAGTAGAAGTTTTAAATGTGATAACTGGACCAGATACTACTACAGAGATAGAATTGTACCTTGAGCCCAGGATGGGGATCAATGACTTGAGCAGTGCTGATAATAAGGGCTGGTATGGCTACTCAGAAGTTGTCCATCAGAAAGATGGTAATAGCTCAAATATTTTGAGTACTCAGATGCCACAATACAGTGTAGGCAGAGTACAATTACCTATGCTAAATGATGACATGACCTGCCAAACCCTGATGATGTGGGAGGCAGTATCTTGTAAAACAGAAGTGGTTGGGATAGGAAATCTTATAAATACTCATGTAAAGGAAGCTGCATCTAATGAGGATGAACCTGGAGAGCCTTTGCAAGGCATCCAGTTTCATTTTTTTGCTGTTGGGGGGGAACCCCTTGATTTGCAAGGGATAGAAACTATAGGTGACACTAAATATGCAAGTTCCCAACCCCCAAAATCCCTACATGTGAATGATGTAGCTAAAATACCTACCTCAAATATATCAAAGTTGCAAGGGCTTGTTCCAACAGCTAAAGCTAAATTGGATAAAGATGGCTTTTATCCTATTGAAGAGTGGAGCCCAGACCCCTCCCGAAATGAAAACAGCAGATACTTTGGATCAGTTGTGGGAGGTCTGACCACACCACCCACCTTGCAAATAACTAATAGTGTTAGTACAGTGCTTCTAGATGAGAATGGAGTAGGCCCTCTCTGCAAAGGAGATGGTCTCTTTGTTTCTTGTGCAGATATTGCAGGGGTTTTGCATAAAAAAAGTAGTGGGATTAGATTTAGAGGCTTGCCAAGATATTTTAAGGTGACTCTGAGGAAGAGAGCTGTGAGAAACCCCTATCCCATTACCTCATTGCTGGGAAGTCTGTTCTCAGGCCTAATGCCTAAAATAGATGGTCAACCAATGTCTGGACCAAACTCCCAAATAGAAGAAGTGAGAGTATACCAAGGAAAAGAAGGCTTACCTGCAGATCCAGACCTCAGAAGATATATTGACCAATTTGGACAGGATAAAACTGTAACCCCAGCAAATGAATAACTGAGACTGTGCTGTGAATAATTATGCTTTATTAAATCATTATAACAAGTTTATTGGTTGCCTGGCTCCAGTTCTTCTTCCAAAATATTGTTTACAGGGCTCTCACCCACCTCCACATTCTCTAACATTTTGCAAAACATCTCATGAGTAACAGTTTTTTCAATTATAGCCTTCCAATTAGCAACATCTTCTTTTAAGCAGGCACTAAATTTACTTGAGGGAAAATACCAGAGTAACATCAAAAACAAAGTCAGGCCCCTCTGCAGAATTCTTTGAGATAACAAAAAAGGGGCTTTTTCTAAAGATTGCTGCAAATTAGACTTAGGAATAAAGTTAAGCTTCATGTGAAATCTTACATACAGAGTTTCAGGTAAAAGATATTCATTCATGGTTACAATACAAGGTGGAAAGATCTGGCTTCTCTTATTTACATGCTTTTTCTCTAAGTTCACAGGTACAGCTCCATCTAAATAGTCCCTTAGATTATCTAAGTTACATATTCCTTGGCCTGGCTGCAGCTTCTTATTTAACATAGTTTGACCTTTGACATCTTCAAAAACAACAGCAAATCTATCAATAGCACATCCCAATTCAAAAGGCAATTTATCAGAAGGACAGTTGACATTTAAAGACTTGCCTCCCACTAAATCCATAAGTGCTGCAGCCAGTGTTGTTTTGCCACTATTTACAGGCCCTCTAAATAATATGTTTCTTTGCTTAGGTATATTTTCTGTCAGCAATTTTAAAATATTAAAAAGCAACTCATCAGTTTGCTCAAATAAACATGCATACCAAGCAACACCAGCCATATAATTAATAATATCCATTTCATCTATTTTCTTAAGGATTTCAAGCTGTTTTCTAAAAGCAAATGTCAGTAACTCCTCCCTGGTACTCTCAGCTAATAACAGCCTTCTTTTTGCAAGCACAATATCAGAGGCCTGATTGCAGATGGACCTTTGATTTTTGCACTTCTCAAATAAGAGGGCATTATTATAATGAGCTGCATGAAACTCATGGGCCTTAGTTTTTATCTTAAGGCACTTTATGCAAGGAGGAACACAAGCAAAATCAAGATAATGAGCTAGTATCAGCAAAGGGTCATCTATATCTGCTTCAACTGCAAATTCTGCAACCTTATTCCAATTACAGCCTTCTTCTTTACTATCATCAAAGTCAGTACTTAGCAAGATCTTATTAGACTTGATTTCTTTAAATGGAGGCTTTTGCATAAACCTATGGCAGTCTAAAGGTTTTAATAATATTTTGCAGATTAAAAAACTTACAGTACAGAAGTTTGTGCAGAAATTCTTAACAGCAGAAAGCCTATGCTTTGAATTAGTGATTAATACAAGAAACCCTCCTGATCCACCTGCTTCTTCTAGCTCATGCAAGCTCTTGAACTCTATTTTCAATTTATCTACCTTTTCATATAGCAATGCAGCTTTTTCTAAGGTACTATAGATAATGAACGAGTTGACAGTTTTATTGCTAAATACAGCATGACTAACAAAATCATACAAACAAGTAGGAAGATCAGAAGGACTATCAGGCATCTTTGTTTCTGTTTTTGGTGGCGTACTCGCAAAGCTAGCTTGCGAGCTAGGATGAGATCCATCCAGGTCCTCAGGAGCTCGTCCTCTCTTTTCTGGAGTGACATCCTCAGCTCTTCTACTTCTATTTGGGTCTGGGGTCGGGGGGTGTTGAGACTCACTGAACGTCGAGGCCGATTCCGCTTGGGAGGCAGAGGAGGAGGAAGGCTCTGGGGTTCCATTAGGAGTTGAGCACTGGGGGAAGGAGTGGTACCCCTCTGATGATCTTTGGGAGGGTCCTTCATCAGCACTCTCACCTGAGGATTCAGTGGACTCATCACAGTATAGATCTGGGTCTCCTCTAAATCTTTCATGGGTAAATACTCCGGTGCTGGCCCAGGCTGCATACCTTGCTCTGAAGGAGGGGGTTCCATAGGCATCAGAAAAGCCCTGCAAAAACCATAAATTTAACTCCTATAAAATAAACAGTAATAGCAGTAAGAAAATAATACTTACTGGCTTCAAGATGCAGAAGACTCTTGGGCATCTGGGCTATGACTGAAGCCCACAGGTCAAAGGTTTCCCAATTATGAGGTAGGCCATACCACAGATGAAAGCAGAAATAGCAAAAACATTCTCCCCAAACTAGACATTTCTTCTTTTTAACCTCCTTCAGAATCTCATGCTGGTTATTCAGCCTACTGCAGAAGCAGTTACAGGTGCTCAGTCCCTTCTGAAAGCACTGAGGAGTCTTAAGAAGCAGCTCTTTTAATCTCTCCCCATAAAACTCCTCTAATGTTATATCCCACAGGTCAGTGAGACCCAGAACACATACCTGGGAACTTCTTAGATCAATTAGTCCTTCTTGATACCTGTGCCATAATGAGTTTAGAAGCATCATTTGCTCATTATTCCCCCCTTTATCAGGATGAAGCCTTTTTGAAGCTTTTTTGTAAGCCTGTTTCATTATAGGAAAATTGCTAAAACAGTTAGGAGATAAGTTCAATAATTGTAAAAGTTTTTCTCTTTCATGCTTTTCTAGAAGGCTATCCAT